AATCCTCAGTCACCCTCAGTCACCCTCAGTCACCCTCAGTCACCCTCAGTCACCCTCAGTCACCCTCGGTAATCCTCGGCAATCCTTAGTAATCCATAGCCACCTCAGGCCTCACACAATAGCTCACATTGGATTACAGTGGCTTAACCTGGGCTACCCTACATCTTAGGTTACACAATTGCTCTCAGAAGCTCTCAGAAGCCCTGAGATGCATGTGACGAAAATTGTCACTATGTGACGAAACGCGCGAAAACTTAGGAAGCCACCCTAGTACACTATTAGTACGGAATCAAAACACGATCAAGAATCTGTTGTGCGTGTTGCGCAATACGCAACAAAATAAGGTAGACCTAAGTTTACTTAAGTCTACCTAAGCCCACCTAAGCCCACCTAAGATTCACTGTGGCCATCGCCCCGGTGTATCCTTAGGATTCGCCCAGGTTTTCACTGATGGTTCCTCGATTTCCAAGAGATGGTTTAGGTGACTCTCTAGCATTTCTTCTAGTTGCTGTTCCTTCCATTGGTTATATTCCTCGGTAGAGTCTTGAGCCATCACCTTAACCCAATGGGAGACAGCGATAGACAAGGCATCGAGTTTGTCATCATGTGACAATGCCCCGCGTTCATTGGTCAACCTAGTCATTTGATAGGCTAACTGATAGTCACGTTGTTCGATTCTTGAGTCATCCATAAGGATAGACTTGTTCAACACCAGCCTATGTTGATTCATTATAGGTTCCATAGTGTCAATAATCCGACTCTCTTTCCTTTGGTTATGTCTGACTTCCTCGACGGTTATTGGTCTACCTACGTTCCTTAGGTGTGGCTTAAGTATCTCGGTAAACATACCATCACCAAAGTTAGACTCAACCAGGACAAGGTTAACACCCCATCTCAATGCGACGGACGCAAGTTTGGTTAAGGAATCATCGTCATATCCGGATACACTAGAGATTTCCAAGGCGAACAGTTTGCCATGAAGCATTCCCACGACTGCATAGCCTGTTTCGTCGGCACCACGGCCTGCCGGGTCAATTGACATGACTACACCAGATAACGGTAGCCACTCGTTAGAGACATGCATGGGACCATATACCCTGTCTCCCTGTAGTCCTACATTGGGTACATCAGATAACACAAGATGCGGTGCGGATGCCCAGACTACCTGAGATGGTGCGAGTTCAGGGTTAAGGTCCATCACGATCAGGTCGGATAGCTTCAATGGGAATCTGTCAGCGTCAGACAGTGAAGTGTCCAGCATGAATTGTAGAGCAAACCCTGAGCGACCATAGGATGCTTCACGGTCAATGATTTCCAATTGGTTGAATCGTTCAGGGTCTACAGGGTCTAGTGGATTAACCAGGTTACGATCCATATTGTCGATTATCCAAGGTGCTAGCTTGCCTTCATACAGGTCTATCTTGTCTCGCGTAGGATACCTTACAGGCCAGATACGGGTGCTGTACCCACGTTCTGGTAGGATATTGTAGAGTGACATTTCTGTCTGTGGTGTACCAAGGTAGGTTATGATACCGCCGGGCGACAATACTGCATCAAATTCCTTCACCGCCTCGGCTAGCTTCTCCCGTTGGACTTGGGTCAGACTGTTCTTAGGTACTTCCACGTCATCCGCAACAATATGGGTAGCACGGGAGCCTGTTAGCTGACCGAAGATACCCACGGATTTCACGGATGGTGCGTGTGCTATCCCTGCGGGTCTCACGTCAAACGCAATGTTACTGTCCCGTTGACCTATGTTTCTATCAGGTTTCAATGGGTTCAGCACTGTCATGTCATTGATTAGTCGCTTGGTGAATGTGGTGAAGGCATTGGCCCTATCTTGGTTAGCAGACACGACCAGGACTTTCTCGTTGACCGGGTCGCGCAATAGCAACCACAAGACGAACGCTGTGGTAATCCAAGACTTCCCTACACCACGGAAACCTTCGATGATCTTGCGCTTAGGTCCGTGCTGTAGGTAGTCTGCTATGTCATATTGGACTTGGGTAGGCTGGGGAAGATTAAGGTGGGACCAGACTAAATAAAGGAAATTGCGGAAGTCTGATATAACAGGATTGTTGTGGTAATCACTTGTATTCATAGGGCACATCGTCCTCCGTGAAGGGTAAGTTCTCTAATCGTCCCATAAGCTCACCTAGTGCATCTTCGTTTGCGCGTGTAACATCAGCCTCAATTCCGTTATCTTTCAAAAACTTAATAGCTTGGTTGATTGCATCCTTGTTATATGTGCCATCTTTTTGACCACTTTCGATAGCATCCGCTAACACCTGTGCCACTAGGTTATGCAAGCTTTCCAATGTATGTTGACTCGCTTTCTTACTCATCTTGTGTCCTCCTATGTTTACAATGGACCACCACGGGATAAACGATAAGCCAATATCCTTTCAATGCCGCTAGTGCCTATTGAACCGAGAAACGCTGCTCCACCAGCGACTACCCAGATACTTGCACCAGGATACACTAGCCAGATTAGGCTAGCGGAACCAGACAACATCCCATTCATTAATGCTCTTGAGAAAATAATACGCCACGACACAAGCTTCGATTGCGACAATGCTGTTGCAATGCCACCAATGAAACCAAGTGCGACTGCTCCGATGAAACCAAGGGAATGCGGATGATGTAGTTGTTCTTGCATAGATAGACTCCTTTTATTAGGTGGACCAATGTGGCCCACCGTGAATGTGTTAAACCAATGTGGGATTAAGTACGTACCAGTCTGTCCCATCCCACGATATGCTTCTTGCGACGGGACGGTCGACACCATAGTGCCCGCTTATGTGCCATACACGCGAGTATGTGTAGGTGCTAGGAACACCAGTCATCGTAGTATCGCCGGTGTACACATCAAAGCCATTCAGTGTCTTGGTCAGGTTGATAGGCCAAGTGAAGAGGTCCGCATCAGCTCCGGTGTGATTTCTTGCAAAGCAACAGGTTGACGTGAACATGCCTGTGTCTTTACCTGCATAGCAAATCTCACTGTCATTTGCATGTGTTACCCGCGTATTATCTCGCACATACAGATACCACTTGTCTGCAAAGTCATTGTGCTGAGTGTTAGATGTACAATGTATGAATCGGTCGCAAAATACGTGGTTTCGGTCAATCTGCCATATTTCCTCGCCAACAAAGTTAGCTACTGTTGGGCCCTTGTTAATATAGATGAATCTACCGACTGCCTGTTCACCACTAGGATTCGATGATGATTCTGAGTGGTCAGTCTCAATGATGTTATCCTTAATCTCGATAAACTGCTTCGCTATAACACCATCATCAATAAAGGTCGGCACAATGCCATAATCAAACCGTTTACCAAGGTAAGCCTGATTGAATAAGAATCTGTGGAAGAATGGCTCCAGATTGTTCACAATGCTGGCACCCGATGTAGGTTGAAATTGAACCAGGGCACTACTCACGCCGCCGGTCCAATCACGTCCAACAAAGAATCGGTTGTCACGAATAGTGGTGTCACCACGTTGGCTGTCGATACCATTGAAAGATGTCGTCAGCTCAAGAGCACCTTCGATGGCAAAGTAATTGTTGGATACGTTGGCTATCCCTGCTGTTTGTAGCTTAACCCATCGGCCCTCGCAATCAATGACTGAGTTGCCGGACACCACGGTATTAGAGCGTTGATATACGTCACCATCTTTTGGCGAAAACACCTTAATCCCATCAGCGTCTAAGTCGCCATGTCCGTTACGCACTACTGTCTTGACCATGTTGTCTTTAACGATAGATTGGTCACAACGGATGACTGCAATACCAGCGCATGACAATGTGAATCCTGCCGGCGCCTCTGCTACTCGGTCGATACCACTCACATCACATCCACTGACTTCACCAATCTTGGCACCCCATACCTCGATACCTGTAGGACTCTCAGAATTATCCATGCCCAATGGACCACGGCACTCGGTTACTCGGCAACCTCTGACACGAAAGGATATACCTATCTCATCATGTTCGCGTATTGAAATTCCTTTGACTACCTTGGTCTTACCGGCTATCTCAATGTTCTCAACGATGATCGTGTCCAGTTCGTAGCATTCAAAGATGATTCCGTGTTCTACAAAGCTACTAACGTCACCATAGTCAAACGTAGCCTTACCACTGCATGTCAAGGTTAAACTAAAGTGGCCAGAGCATTCATTCTGTAGTCCAATCTCATCATCGACTCGGTATGTGGTTGACTGGAATCTTACGATGCCACCACCATTTAACATGACAAACTTGATGGTTGCATTGATAGCATCCGCATCATCATAGATGCCATTGCCGTACGCGCCAAACCATTCAGGCTTTGTATCTTCTGCGCCAACACGAAGCCAGCAACCGAGAAAGCTTGTTTCGCTAGACCACCATCCTGATTGCCCAGGATTCTTAGAATGCTCAGGGTCAATAATAGTACCACCATTGTGTGACGAACGACTCACGTTGCCAACATACACGAACATGCCCCCACCAATCAGGTAGTCGGCATAGAATCCCATGACATAGACTCGCATCCCATCAAAAGGATTAGGAATGTTCATCATGCCCTGTATGTTGCCGACTGAATAAACGCTGGCTGCTTCTGATACATCAACCAAAGCGTTCTTAACATCCTGTACCTCAGACTGTAGTACATCTATCTCTGTCTCTGCGGTATCAAGGTCTGACTGTACAGTGTTTAGTGTGCTTGTCAGGTCAGTCCTAATATCCTCAAGTTCTTCTGCTACGTACAATGGTTGCTTGCTGTCCTTGTCTAACGCAACGGCACGTAGCCTGTTACCGTCTGTGTAGTCAACCAAACGAGTAGTCGGGGTTTCCCTGCGGATTTCAACGGTTGATCCAGCATCTACAGGGACCTGCGTTTTAATGGTGTCTGTTGTTTGGAATTGAAATGTTAAGGTCTGAGCGCCATCAATGTAGACTTTGATATGCTCAGGCTCAAGGTATGGAAACGAGAAAGTAAACTCATCGGTTCCACCAGAAAACGATTGTCTTGCATTGTAACTCATGTGTTCCTCCGGTATTCAAAAGTTAAGCCACACCACCGAAGTGATGTGGCGTTACGTTACTCGAAGTAGTCCGATATGGACCTACCATAACCGTATTGTGACTCCTCTGGCAGCTGATTCTTGATTAGCTCACCAATGTTCCTAATGCCTGTCACGTTATTCATCGCCATCGAACGCCAAATAGCATCAAAGTCCTCTTGTGAGAATTGGTAGTCATCCCTAACAGCCTTGATAGAACTAATGCCCTCTGCTGCCTTGTTAAGCAAGTCAACCGTAGGAATGCCACTAATGAAGTCAGTAGCCAAACCAGTAGAGCGACCATAAGAGAACATTGGCTCATCAACGAATGGTGTCAACGGCACCACGGTATCCAGGACACCCGGCAAGATTGACGACCACCCACCACGTTGGAATGCTCCCTTTGCTAGCTCACCAGGACTAAAGCGCTTCTCTAGGTAATCCTCCTGATCTTCACGGCCAACCGAGTTAAGCGAATGCTGCGCAACATAACCCAGGCCACCAAAGAATGTACTTGCAATGGCAATCTCGAACATCCTAGCATCACGCATGTTGACGTTATGCAGCAATTGCTTTGCCCATGCGCCTAATGCGAACGTACGAAACTGGAATACAAGCCTCGCGATGGTAGAACTATACAATGCTCCAGGTAGTTCCCCAGGCAGGTTACGCTGTACGGCGCGGTAAGTCATTCGGTGCAATGCATCAGCAAACTTATCACGCGCTTCCATGTCGTCCCAATTGTTCAGTCCCATGATTTCATACCTACGTGAACCACCGTTGACTTCGACTCGCTCGCGGTGCTTGGATATTTGTCGCAGTACCCTTGCCAGCATTTCATCACTAAGACCATCAGCACGGAATCGAGCTAAGTCGCCCTGGCTAATCTGACTTGTAAGCTTCGATGCTAACTCATCATCAGACATGCCACTTAGGTCGCCCAGGCCACGTATCGCTTTCTTAGACAATGCCATGAACCTTTGCCCTGCGGACACTACGGCAATCTTCTGCAATCCATTGGTGATATGCCTCATGCCTGAGTAAGTGCCCACTAATTGCTTCATGTGGTCCATGCCATACTCGATGCCTCGAAGCGATTTGTTTTGTGCTTCCATACCAAAGTCATCAATCTTGTACGTCGGACGATACATAACATGCTCGGCACCAAACACACCTACGACTTCTTCGATTTCACGCATCATTGCATTGTCAGCTATGCCTGTCTTGGCGTCCTTATACAACGAGCGGAATGCAGGAACATTAGCCATCACGTTGTTCATACCGAAGTATCCAATGATGTTGCCAAACTCTGCTAACTGAGCAAATCCTACCTGGCCCATAAGGCGTCCAAAGTTAAACGCTGAGAATACTCGTGCAGCCGCATGCCAATTGGTATCCATGCCTTCCCTTGGTGGCTTACCATTAATCATGTTGTAGATCATCTGAAACCCGTCGATAACTTCATTGTCATCGGAACCGGACTCATTATGAATCTGCCTGATTATCTTGGTAAATTCTCGGTTTGGCTCAATTGGACCTTCCCATCCATGTTTCTTTAGCTTCTCGGCAAAGGCAATCTGTCCTGACATCTGCCTCATGTAATGACTTGTAAGCTTCTCTGCATCGTTCTCCATCAAATCCTTTAGTTGCAGTATGTCACCATTACTAGACACGACTTGCACATTCTCATCTAGCTTCATCCTTGTCTTGCCATGCTTAACGCGTGTGGTTTGGTCTCGTTGATCGGCCTGTTCAATCCAATTGGTAGCCTGCTCCCTGACTTCGGGACTCACCCCGGCATCCTTTAGCACTTGGTCTAATGCATCCTTGTCACGGCCCAATACTGCCTTACTGAAATCCATGTCGATGCCGTAGCCTTTAGATAGGAACCGTTCATACGTAGCTGTAGCCATAGCTTCCGCAACATCTTCCGGTAGTTCATCATCGGCCTGCATCAGTCCCTTTCGGATAACGCCGATAACATCAGTACGACTGAAACGCTCATCCTCATTGATTGCTCGGAAGCTTTCACCGGACCAAAGTCTCGGCAAGTACCAGTCATCAGGTGCTTCAATTTCATTAAAGCCTTCCATGTCTGCCTTGCGTGCTTTGTCCAGGACATCTGCATATAACTGTTGTAACGTCTTGCCAACCTTTGCTGCCTGCTCTGACACATCTCCGCCTCCTGCTTTCCTCATGTAATCAGTTACTTCCATAAAGAATGCCCTGCGGTTCCTTGGGTCAAACCTAGCACCAGCACCAAAGTTATTAGCCTTAAGCCAGTTGATGTACTCGCGCTGTGCGGTATGGTCGAAGTTAGCCATGTACGTCAATAGATACCTGTCGGCCCTGGCTGCTGCTGAAATTTCCGTAGTTTCACCTGATCCACGCCTGGCACCTTGCGGGTCAGACATAAGGATACGGTTAAACCACCTTGCTGTCTGTGATGCTGCTTTGGTCCCTCGCATAAACAAATCAAACCGTTTGTCCCTGTTGCCTTCGGACCCTTCACCAGACCATAATGTATCAGGTGGCTCCCAGTCCTTGATAGGGCTGTCGGTAGAGCTAAGACCTTCCACTTCCGCGGCGCCGACTGACCGGCTTTCTAATGCTTCCAAGGCTGCCTCATAATCTTCACGCAATGCGTCCAGGTCATCCATTTCCTCGAACATCTTTTGATACTCCCACTCATGCGCAGCTTGATACTGAGCAACACGGCTTTGCTGATTACCTAAGATTTCTTCCCATTCCTGTAGCATCCCATCAAGTTCTGCCTTGCTTTCCTTCGGTACATTGCGACCTTTCTCAAGGTATTCTTCCATGACACTTTCAGTCTGCCTAAGCCTTTCTTCCAG